GTTAGTACATTACCGACCTTCGATTCAACAATGCTGGCTCCGCCAAAACTGAGGCATAAAGCCGCGAAGGGCAAGGCACCGGCCGAAGAAACATTTTCTCGTATGTCAAAACCGTTACTGTCAAACGCTTCCAGCGAAATACGTTGATTCGTTCCGGAAGTATCAGTGCCCATAAGGCAAAACGCGTTCGAAGTATTGAACGCATGGTCACTCGTTCCGGGATCGGATCCAATATAACTGTTCGACCTGTGAACGATTCCGCCTGCCAGATCATTGTGGACAATGCCGATTGACATAGCAGCAAAATCCGTGGACGCAACAATGGGAAACGCATAATCCGTGCTTGAATCTAGAGTCGACATGATGATAACAACATCAGGCTCAAAACTTAGACTAGTGATTGCCGTCACGCCAGGCGTTGCAGGTGTGGTGCCTAGCACAATGGCAGATTGTATATCTCCTCCAAAAAACGTGAACGCATAAAGAGGGGCAGGCGTAGGAAACAAAGACCCATTGTTGAGCTTGATCCCATCCGTTATAGTCGAGTTTAATCCAATGCTTTGTTCGATTGTAATATCCGCATCATTAGATAGAGCAACCAAGCCATTCCCTCCCATACGGAGCACGCCGGCTGGATTTGCTGCTCCCTCATAAAAAATACCAGAAACAACAGTCGCACCCGGGCCGCTAGTTGTAAAAAATCCCAGACTAAATCCAGCATAGACTCTTTGTCCAGGTCCACCGTCAGCATCAGATGGGCTGCCTAAAGCAATCCCAGCTTTGACGGGTCCAAAGCCGGGAATTGTTACATCTTGAATTCCACCTGTAGTGATCGCGCTAACACGAGTCGTGCCGATGTTGACAGTCACAGCTTCTCCATGACGATCGGAATCGCCGTAGGGTCTTGCAGTACTACGGACAAAGCAGCCGCTGCAATACCTTGATCAACAATAGCCCCCACAAGCGCCGAAAGCGGTCGAGCTGCATTGGGAGGCGTAACGGTCACCAAAAGTGTGTGGTCACCAAATCCATCACCGATCGATGCAACCTCAAGTGTCTTGACTCCAGATACATACGCTGATGTGAGCCCCGACGTATCCAGAGCCGTCTCGAGGGCCGCGCCGATCAGATCAACCGTATCAGAAACCACCCCGGTATAGCTAACATCATGCAAATCAGCACTCCCATCAGCTAACTCAGATCCACTCACCCGAATACGATAGACATAGCCTAGGTAATCCAAAGCAGACAATGTAGTCGTATCGACTGACGTGGCACCAGACCAGTCATTATCTTGTTCATCCTGAGCCGAGGCCATTAAGCGAGAATCTGCGGCGTTGTCCGCCTCAACAAGCATGGCTTTTGTACTGTTATTGCGAGAGCCAGCACCTTCCTCGGTAGGAAGTTTGAGAATGAAAATTGCCATTTTTAAATCTTCCGCAATACCCCCGGAATCGCAGTCGGTTCCCCTAAAATTACAGTTAACACAGCACCTGCTATGCCTTGATCAACAATGGTACTAACAAGCTCAGCAATTCCTCCAACAGATGAAGGCGGAGTAGCCGTCAAAGTTAGCGTACGGTCTCCCATATCATCTAAAAGTTCCGTCACCGTTAGAAGGTTAGACCCTGAGGTGTAAGCCGAAGTAGCTAGCCCAGTCCATGCTTGCTGACCGAGCGGAGTTGTTGTAACTGTACCTCCGTCCACTACTCCACGAATGAAGAAGAAAGGACCTTGACTATTGATCGTAGTAGTTGCCCAGTCCACAGGAGCATTAAAACTCAACCGATCAATGCCCGTACTCTTCAGAATGCTTGTACCATCAGTTTCAGTGATGTCTTCCCATGTACTGCCATTAAAGTATTCATAATCCAGAGTGTAAGTTCCGACCCCGGCGGTAGTGACATTGAGAGTCAGCACTGTAAAGGGCTCAGAAGCGCCATAATAAAATGCATCCCCTGAAGCCGGAGTTGCCGGCAGAAAGTTCATATCATCAGCAGTAGCCTCATTCGCCGCAGTAGTCTCATCAGTAAATACGCCTCCATCATCAGCAATTGCGGCTTTCATTGCATTGCGAAGAAATCCATTCAAAGCTGCTTCCAGCCCGGCACCAACCAGATCAATGGTGTCCGACGCTACGCCGGTATACGAAACATCAATAAAGTCCGACTGCCCGTCCGAGGTCGCAGAATTGCTGACCCTAACATTGTAAACAAATCCTGCGTAATCTGATGCGATTCCTGCGGCAATTGTCGTTGCCGTAGAACCTACCCAATCGTTATCCCCCTCATCTTGCGCGGACGCCAATAGGCGAGATTTTGCAACGTCGTCAGCTTCAACAATCATTGCACTAACGCCGTCCCGCTTAGAGTTTCCGCCCAGTTCGGGAAGTTCCAAAAGAAAAATCGTCATTTGACATCCTTCCAAAGGCGGTTGTCGAGGAGGGTGAAACCCCCCTCGACAATCACGCCGCTGCCGCTCTAGTTGGTGATTCCGTCTGCACAGGACAAACCCTTCTCGGAGAAGAGCGCAAGCCCACAGTACCATACAACTCGAGTCAAAGACTCATCGCGATCCTCGAGCTCGCCAACCTCTTTGACCATGATCCCCGCCATTTTGTCAGCGGTGAGTCCAGCGATGCCGTGCTGCCGTGAACCGTCGTCGAATGAACCAGCGAAAATCGTGGTTTGCGCCGACCCGGAGCCTTTGGTTTGCGTGATCGGAATGTAATCGTTCCGGAAAATAGGAACACCGTTATAGCCGATAACCTCATTACCATCGGAAAGTCGAACAGCTTCGCTGGCCGGAGTTCCGCCAAGCGCACGGAGCAGAGCTTTGTAGCTCCGAATCGTGCGCGCGTGCATGGCAATGTAGTCCACCTGGCCGTCTTTGTCCGTGACGAGATCCATGAGCTCATCCAGGAATGCAAAGGACAAAGGTCCGCCGTTGGCACCCGTGGCGACCGTTTGACCAGCCACGCACAGATTGATCAGGCCATTAAATTGGTCCGAGGCCCCCGTGCCATTGATCAGCATATGCTGCCATTGACGGCCGAGGTTTTTGGCTTTGGAGGCAATCTGAACAGCCTTTTGATCGTTCCCGTCACCCGATCGAGTAGCTTGGATCAGACCGTTGACTTCAGCGTCGCCGAGCAACGTGGTGAGACTAGCGGTCACGTTCGTGAACGTAGCCGCATTTTTAGCCAGGTTTCCGCCGACAATTACATCGGTGAATCCGGAACTAATAACAGTTCCGACACCACCGACACCGGCTCCACCGATTGCGTTTTCACGGTTGTAACTGAGAGCATTCCCATCGATCCCGTCAAACGGAATCACCTGGAACATCGGGTTTACCGTGATCACATCCTCAATGACCCCGGAAACCAATTCGTCTTGAGCCAGCTTGGCCGACTCAACAAGAGTGACACTTGGCATTTTGAAAGTCCTTCCCTATCAAAAGCGTGTCGCCGAAACACCTTCCCTCATCGGCTCACCCTAAGAGGTCGGGACTCAAAAGCGAGACTCACTCTCGCTGCATGTAAAACTTAGCCTGACGCGCTTCTAGCGGCCAAGCCATCCCTGATCTTTTGCAAGGGGGTTTTCTTCTCCTCGCCTTGCACTCGAACTGGGATACGTCCGGGACCCTGAGTAGGCGTATTGGCGCCCTTGGGTGCCTTAGACTTAAAGAGAGGGCCGTATTTCTCTTGGCCCTGCATCTCCTTAACGAGCTCCGCGACCGTCATCGCGCTGCCTGTGGTAGTGCTGTACCGACGATCACCGCCTTCATCTACCACAAAAACCTGAAACTCACCATTCTCTTCGACAGGCCTCACGCGCTTCGTCAAGAATGGCATCACCAGTTCTGGATCGATTGCATCATCGCCGATTGCTTTGAGCGCGGCGTTCGTGACTTTCTCAGTGTAAAGCTGTCCAACCAAAGCTGTGATTCGTTTGTCTAAAGCTTCACGGTCCTTCACATGAGCCGCGGCGAAATCCGCCTTAGCTTTATCTACATCGATCTTAGCTTGCTTGCCGCCTTTCAGTTGGGCCTCAAGCGCTTCGATCTTGTTTCGCACACCCGCAGTAATTTCTTCGACGTCCTCACCGAATTCCCCGAGCGCGCCCAGGTCCACGGCTCGACCGCGAAGTCCATTTGCCTCCAGCCGTGCCTTTTTCAAAGTGCCGTTGAGACTCAAAATAGCCTCAACTGCGCCCTTGATCCCGGGCTCATCTTTCAATGAAAACCCAGCCCCATCCTCTGCCTCTTGGTAAAGACCTCTGAACTGCTCAGGAACATTTTCGATGCTCTCGACAGTTCCGTTTTGACCGAAGTCAAACATCCATCCTCCTTTGGGGACTCACTCCCCGTTGGCCTCGCCAGGAATCACGATCCCGGCAAGAAGTTTGGCCTCCTTTTTGCGAAGGTATAACTCTTCAATGATCTCCTCTGTCGTGAAGTCCCGCAAGGTTTTTTGTGATGGATATGGCCAAAATGCGCTGGTGCCCAGATTCGTAGTAATGACAGGTTGATCCCAAGGATAATCCGCCGGCATAGGCATGATGCTGATAGTCATTGTCCATTAGTCCTTTCTACAACTACCTTTAAGCCTTCCATAACACCTTTCATTTCACTGACGACCGCGGTGTTCTCCCGGAGCGCCTGGACAGATTCCTTGGCCTGCTCCCGAACAGTCTCACAAAAAAGTTGTTCTCGCCGGGTCATGGCGCGAAGAAACAAAAGGACGATCACTAGTCCTGCCGCTGCCCAGGGTGCTTGTTCTATCAGTTGCGTGATGAGAGTTTCGATTGCCATCAGTCAAAGTCCTCCGCTCGCAATCCGGCCCGTGCAAAGGCCTCTGGCTTTGTCTGGGCCAGTTCTTCTAGCGAGAACTCCCGGCCGCGTACATCAACAAAATCATCAAGGTCAAGCTTGCCACGGCGAAACAAGCGTCCTTTGGTGATCCCCAAATAATCATCCTGAAAAGATTTAGAAGAACGTCTCAAAAACTGATCGTAGGTAGTTCTACTGGGAAGCTTCCCAATATTGGCTTCCGCCCATTCACGGCGAATTTCCTGAATCGGTCTTCCCTGCTCTCTTGCCATCCTTCGAAAATCAATCTCTCTGCGGCGCCGAGTCCTTATGTCCGTCACAAAAGGTCTATCACCCAACATGCCCACACCATCCAGCCATGCAACCATCACCGACCGACAGTTGACATGGGCAGGAGGACGAGCGCCAGGGGGAACCAGTCGTTCCTGTCCACGCGGGATAGGTTTGCCGGCTATAGGCGCAATTTTTCCGTCTCTGCTAGCACAAATCTTGGTTGTTCTGCCATCTAGCGTCGCAGTCCAACGCAGCCCAGCAATGATGTCTTCGTTCGCTGCCCATAATGCTTCACGCGCGGCATTAGAGACATGATTGACCGCAGTCCTCACGACCGATTCAGCTTGACGTCGAGTGATTGCCAATGCACCATCTGTAAAATTCTTCGCCCTTGTCCCTGCAACTCTCCTCACGATCTGCGGGATAGATTCCCCTTGAGCTAGTCCTAGCTGAACAGCTTGGGTGAGATTAACACGATCCGCGGCCTCGAGAGTCTGATACCATTCCCTGAGAAGACGTCCTTGAAAAGGCCGCTTAAACACAATAGCTCGTATCTGTGGAGCAGAGACAGCGGCAAACTGAACCTCTATCGGGATGGCTGCCGCCAGCAATCTCTCTTCACGTTCAACTTCAAAGCTAGAAAGCTCTACCAAAGACGGAGTCAACTGCTGCCGAATTTCCTGCATCGTCGTTCGGCGCAAACGACGAATGTCAGTGAGGAGGAGCCGCAAGCGTATGCCAGTGAAATCACGTACATCGCCAATACGTGCAAGCCGCTCTCGCAATTGCCTGACGAGATCCCGATCAGCTCTTTGCAAGAGCAATAAGATTGCCTGAGCTTCCCCCTCCGAGAATCGCCGCAGACCCATCTGATGCCGGATCACGGAATCGAAGTATATCTGATTCGCGGATGGCAATTCCTTCCCCCTCCGTCAAACAGCCACAGCGCTCACAACGCGCCCAGATCGTGCTCGCAGGATGAACTAAGGATCCGCATCGCGGACACCTATTCGTCGTCATCCAGCGGAACAACCGATCCTCCTCCCACAATCACCCGACACTCACAAAACTCGGAAAACCGTGCATCAATAACTCTAATACCAAACGGCCGCAAGAGCAACAAACTCCGACGTTTCAGTTCCTTTTTGACATCCTCCGTCAATTCCAACTGCACCTCGGCGAAAGTACGCGAAGTGATAGCATAAACGGCCGCCGTGGATCCCACGTCGGAAACTGTCTGATCTAGATCATATGTGCCTGCACAACCCTTAACTGTGTCTTCGACCTCATAAACAAGAACGGACGAAACCAATACGGTTTTATTGTCCTTTGTCGTCAGTTTCTGAGAAGGCAAGTCAATCGCTTGCTGCGCAACCGGGATGATCTCGACCTCGGTCACGAGGGGCCAGTACATATAAAGCCCTGCTCGGATGGGTTTAACACGCTTCCCATGTACAAACTTGACTCCCCCATGGGTAGCTCGACAGATTTTTAACCGTGGAACCCACAATGCAAACCAGTGTATGAGTTCTCCCAGCCAGGCAAAGGCCTCCACAGCAGCTCCTGTCTAAGGCTTATTATGCTACATTTGCGGGCTGAGGCGTAGGAACTGACGTACTGTCGATGTCCTCGCCATCCGTCGGCTGGCCTTGGAACATCTCCATCTCGCGCTCCATTTGCTCTTTCTGCTCCTTCTCGAGGCGTTGATCATTTTCTTCAAGATCAAACGAATCCCGAAGGACCGCTCGGCGCCGAAGTTCAAGCATATAATCCTCATGGCTGAGGTCACGGTTCAACCTGGCGACCTTGAGTGCTTCCAGATCACTAGCTTCCACGTCCTCTGGACCGAACTCAATCGACACCGCAATAGCAGCATCTGGCACGTCCACATTTCCCCACTTGCCCATAAGAACCGCGGCTTTTTGCAAAGAATCATTGAATCGAATTGTGGCATCCTGAAGAGGGGAGGTGGCTTCCTCCGCGTCCAGCGTTCGAGCCGTGGCTGTTTCCCGGTCTGGGCGCTTACGAAGGAAATCTAGGCCATGACGCGCCATGGCTTCGCGGAGCTCACGTTCCCACTCGCGTCCGGCCGCAATGGCTGCACCAGTGTGTTCAAGGTAACCAAAACGACCATTTGAATCTGGATTGAACCACATCTTTTTCGGTCCAATCTCGACGGCGGAAGTTTCTAGCGCCCCGCCAATCTGGAATGGGATGGGAAATCGCGCCACGGTCAACACATTGACGTGATCGCTGATAGAGTTGAAATGTGCGATGTTCAGATCAGCAAGATCCTCAAGGGGGGTTTTATCTTCATCGGCTTCAAAGATCACCACAGGAATCTCATCGATGTCCAATTTTGTGAGCGGTTGAATCAGCACCCATTCCTCTTTGTCGCTGTCTTCTACCTCCCGCAATTCCCACAGGCTCACAAAAACGCCAGCCTCTTCGCCCTCCAGAATACGATCGAACACCCGGATCCTTGTCCGGAGCACTTCCGCGAAACCCACGCGCAGGTTTTCCTGCTCAAGGAACCGGATGTGAGTCAGCATCTCCTGGCCATCGATGATCATCGAATCGCGAAACAGCATATTCTCAGGCTTCACAAAAACCATGAAAGGACGAAGATTATCCTCCCGGTCATCTGCTAGCGTGCGCGGCTGTCCATCTTCACGGAGCGAAGGCGTAGGATGATCCACAATGATTGGCGCGATACGTTTAGCTAAACCTTCTTTGAACCACTTGCGTGCAAACACGCCGATGCCGTGGCCCTGGAGATCAACATCCTTGAACCACTCATCAAGTTGCTCGGGTAAGTCATCACTTTTAATGACGGGATCAGAGAAGGGACGCCCAACCCAACTATCCAGTGTCAGTTTTGTGACATTGTCGAGGATCGCGCCCTGGACCCGTTGATCATATCTGCGATTTGTCTCCCCCTCATGCTGCGTTGTGTATATGGTCCCCGCAGCACGCATCGATTCCGTACCATCAAGAACCGTTTGGATCTTGTTCCAAATAGGCGCCATCTGGTTGTGCTCGGCGCTAACGTTCGACGGGTCATTGACCGGATCATCTTTGTGGGGCATCGGTTACCAGTTCCAACTTATCGCCTCTTTGACTTCTGCGCGCACCCGATACCGAGTCTCATCAGCGATGTGATCCTCAGCATCGGTGTTGACGTCATCCAGGTTTTTGTCGTCACGTGGCAACACGGGGAAGGTTCTACGGAATTGATCGCAGCGCTCGCAAATGAAAAGCCCTGGATCTTCCCTGCATCCTTCTTCGTTTGGAATCGCCCCCTTCAGGCGCTTCCTAATTTGCTCCCAGCCCAGGACTCGCGATCCCTTGCGCTTATCGGCCTTCGTCCAGTGAACACCGAGCCGACCCATATCGCTTGCTGGAGAATGCTCCGAACCCTCCAGCGGACTGAAAATCTGATCATCTGCCGGACCGGGGCGCACGCAACCTGCGATGCCCCAATCAGCTTCACGTTCTAGGATACCAGCCGCAACCTGTGTGGACAGCATCCGTAATCCCTCGTTATCGGTCCCAGTCCATCCATACCACTCACCAATCCGGATCAAGTCGCCCGGGATATAACCGATCAAGCGACCCCGCCATTCGATCGGGTCGCCATTCGACTCGGCCCACCAGCCCACACTGTGCGGCTTGGCTTGCCCGTAGTCATAACTCCTATCAAGCCGCCATCTTCGTGGTATCTTGGAAAATGGAAAGTTCGGGATGACGTGATATTCCGAGTTCCAAATGTCATCGAACATCCCGCCCGCGACAATGTCCCAAGACCCATTAAGCCAAGCCTCAATTTCCTGAGGATTCCGGGCTGCTTCAATTATCCTCTGTTTGTAATGAGGTTCGGCGCGCATCAGGATCAGATTCTCGTCAAGATGCCCATGGATAGCCACACGTTGATCACCGTCCGGAGGGCCGATGATTCGGCCTATTCGTGGGAACGTCCCATCTGGCGTCGGTAGCAGGAAACGCTTCTTGACCCAGTTGTGCCCCACCCCATATGGGTTCGTTGTGGCACGATATTTGCGAGGCATTCCCTCCCGCGCGGAACGGCAACAAGCCATCATCAGCTTGTAGCACACAGGATCCGCCCAGGTGGTAAGCTCTTCCCATCCGATCCAGGGGTATTCGTGCCCCTGGTACTTCTCATGATCCTCGGGGGTCTTCATTTGCCGGAGGTAGAGCATCTCCCCTTCAGGCCAGACCCAGAAATCTTTCCCCTCGTTGAACCGGACCCCCGGGAACATCTTCGGGAACAGCTTCTTGGACTTTTTCCTGATCTCTTCCAGCCGTTTGTATTCCTGCCGGAACAGGATTCCCGCCCAGGCCTCTTTGTAGCCTTTTCCAACATGCTGAACGAAGTCCATGAGAAGGGCGTCAGTCTTGCCTGGACCGCGCGTCCCTTCATAGAGAACCTCGAAGACAGGAGAGCTCAGGAACGCGTTCTGCGAACCAGCTTGAGGAGTCCATTCCACAATCCGACCTTCCAAGCCGGAAATAAATTCCTGCTCTGTTTTAACATTTCTCATTGATGAATCGCCTCCAAGATCCAGGCCTCGAGGCCCAGGGTAGGGGCGAAGTAGGAAAGGTGAGATTGTGGTAGGGGAGGCAACCAGGGACTGAAAAAAGATATGCGACGCGATACAGCGACCCCGATCACTTCTCCGTTTTGGCGGAACACAGGGCCGCCGGATTCCCCAGCATAAATTGGAGCGGACATCCGACCCGGCCCACACACAAATCCATCCTTCAAGAACGTATCATGAATCTGCGGACATCCCGCAACGAAGATCCGCTCTCCGCGCCGCGGCTCTTCCTGCGCGAGCCGATAGGGCTGGATCCGTTTTTCCGATCGGAACCGAATGAGAGCGATATCACGCTTCGGATGAAGCGCAAGGACTTCCCCGCAAGTGAATCCCTCGATCTCCCAGATCGTTTCCCTGTCGACGACATGCCTTGCCGTCATAAAAGTCACATCCCACCCCTCCGCCGTGCGGACTGAAGCGACCGGGAAACAGGATCCTGCCCCTTGCTCACATGAGAGCAACCAGACATCCCCGAGTCCCGGCCGAAGCCCGAGCGAGACGCATCCGGTCAGTAGTATTGCCCCCAAAACTACTGCCCGCACCGCGCCTCCTGTCAGTCGATCTTCAGCTCGTCTCCTTCTATCCTAGCCTCAACCTCCACTTCAAGATAGATCCTTTTGACCTTTGCACGAACCACTTTTTCCCCCTACATTATCAAAAGGCAACCACAACCCGAGGTAGCGATTCCTAAATTCAATGCTGTTATGCT